TCCGCTAGGTCCAGCATTAAATGTTGTTGCTTCTAATTGAATAAATCCAAGTAATGTAGTTTTTGTATCACCAAGATTAACTGTTGTCCCACCCAAAACAACAGAGCTGTTTGCTAATTGAGAGTTAGGGATTGCATTAGTTCCGAACTCTCCAGTGCCACTGTCATACGTTAAACCTGAACCGGCAGCTACACTAAAGTGTGCACGAACTTCTGATGCAGACGGTCCGACATAAGTAATAACACCAGTGGAATTGTCATAAGAAAGAGAACCATCTCCACCACTATCTGTTACAGAAATTGCAGCTCTTGCTCTGCTATCTAAGTAATAAAGATTAGTACCTTCAGTAAGATCAGTAGTGGTATTACCAGCAAAGTCAAGTTTATCTGTAGGAGTATTTACCTCCTCAAGGTATCCACTGACTAAGGCTAGTGCTTTACGAGTTGCCATAATATTAACTTAAGAGGATAGGAACTTCAGGTTTAATACAAATCTGTGCTGTATTACCAGCTTCTCCAACTCTGGTTACAAATTGACCTGCAGTTGAAGGCGGTGTCAATGTAATAGAGCCAGCAGATGCTGCAGAAAGAAAATAAATTTCTCCTTCGTCTAATCCTGATAATGATAAAAAACCACCAACTTGAATACTAACCACCTGGCCCGCATTTTTGTTTTCTTTTGCAAAACCTAAAACTGTTGCTTGATCAACAGTGCCACTTGCAATTGCTTTATAAGCTTCACCATCAGAAGAATTAATATAAACAACTTGACCTTGAGTTAAATTTTCACCGGCTACTAAATCAATCTCAAGACTACCTGCACGTCTTGTTGGGAAACCTTCTTTTAGATCAATTAAAGCATCAACTAAACCCCTAAAATTAGGAGCGTAAGGTTCACGCGCCATAGTTACGCCCTCTCCAATCATAAGATCAACGAGGACAGCAAGAGCGCCTTCTATATTGGGCTCATATCCTGTTGCCATATGACCTTAAATTATTTCTTTTATTCTAAGTTGTTAAATCCTTTAGAATAGTAGCAGGAACAAATGCAATGAACAATGGCACCTGAAATTATTGCCGTAATAATTACAAGTGCCTTTGCTGCATTTACTGGTGTAGGTAGGGCATTGAACACTTTTAATGAAAAAATTCAGAAGAAGTTTAATGAGCTAGAGAAAAAAATCCATGACGTAGAAGAAGATATGATTCGAGATTATGTTTTAAAGCAAGACTTCATTCGTGAAATGAATGGTCTTAATCAAAAGTTAGATCGTATTTGGGAGTTCATGATCAAACAAGCTAAAGATTAAATCGCAGACCAGCTGGAAGTAGAGGTGCGATAGATATATAAAGTTGTAACAGATTCATCGTAATGAAGCTGGCCGTTAACAGGGCTAGTGGGAAAAGAACCAGAGCTAACGGACGCAACTGCTTTAGGTTGGAGCCAGCTGGAACCATCATGGATATTTAAAATTTGGGAACTAGATGTATTAAGCCACTGCTCACCTTTAGAAAGGGATGCAAAGCCTGTAGGAGCTGCGTTAGGAGGGGTTGAATCTACATGAACCGGACCAACCTTAATGAGCCCTGTGGAGGGTGCTGGGGTGCTATCAGCAAAGTAAAGACCAGGATCAGCTGGGTTGAGATTTAAACATAGTTCTCCATCACCAATACGAATAGGTGTTGGCCTGTCATTAAGAAGGCTAGAACGTCTGCTTAAGATTTGAATGGTCATCTTTAAGTATTGATATACAGACCGGAGTCAACAATAATAACTTGAGGTACGAATGGATTATAGGTTGTGCAATCCAGTGTACTACTAATACCGCTAGGAACTGGTTCACCATTTAGGTATAAACCACCATTAATTTCACCAAACTGGAAATCACTTGCATAGTCTGTAAGAGGTTGATCAAGCATACCGATCTTAGTATCTTGAATTAATTGTGGGTCAATATTAAATACTTTATTCATCATTAATAACATATTAGTTGTCGTATTGACTTCTTGTCCATCCCTATTAAGCTCTCCATCCTTACGTCGAATACTATCTGTCATCATCATGCTGACAAGGTTGGCATCAAAGTCACCAACCTGAACAGGTTGATTCTGAGCACCGGTAACTTCTTTTGCTCCCGTCCACGGCATACCGTAACCCATCATTGCAAGGCGTTCAGCTTGCTGTTTTGTCCGTTCATTTTCTTTTGTTAAACGTTCATAAAACTTTTCTAGTGCATCACCAATTGGTTGGTCTGTTGGTTCTAATAACCATGCACCAACGTACTCGTGATTCTTTAAGTTTTGAACTTGACAATATCCACTTGTTGTTTGAGTGAAAGGATAAATAATAACAAAATTATTGTCGTCAATAACTTGACTAACTGTGTATTCACCGCTAATTGCATTACCACTGGTGAACTCTAATTGAATACGTGTATTGACACCAAGCTGATGATTTTCTGCATTAACTGTAATGTTTGGTCCGCCAGATTGCTCATAACGTCCAGTCAAGTTAATTGGATTATTTCCTTCATCATGGACAATTGACCACATGGCAGCATAAATATGTTTACACCACCTGGGTTGATAATAGAGAAGATTAGGATATGAAAATTCTGCAGTATCTTCATAACCAGGTAATTGATAAAAATTATTAACAGGAACATAACCAAAGTCATTGTAAACGCCAATATCGTCTCGTGTTTCAATAACATTGCCATCACGATCAAGACGTTCACCAGGTTTAACAATGCCTGCTGGTGTACGAGGAAACTTTGCTTTTGATGAATCTTTATAAAAGTTATAAGTTTCTCGACGTAGAAAATCAGGACAAGTGCACTGATAACGAATTTCTGTTGTCAAGTAACGACCAACTTCAAAACCTCGATGCGCTGGTACAATCGTTTTTGATATACCTTGACTAGAAGGTAGCCCGGTTGTTGGATCAAAGATACGATTACCATAACTATCATCACGTTGAAATAATATCTCACTTGTTGTAATATCTGTTCCTGTTACGGTATAACCTACATAATCATCATAATTGTATCCACGGATTCTTCTACTTAATAGTCCTGTCCCAGATGTTGTTGCCGGTGCAACAGATGTAACTGTAAATTGTGTTGAACTCGTAACAGTCACATCATATAAACCTGGGATCGATACTCCAGTAAAGAATACAAGAAGAACTTCATTACCTGTTGAAAGGCCATGAGGTGCTGTGCAATTAACCGTTATTGTTGTTCCTGTTTGGCTATAGGTAAAAACGATGCCAGGGTCTCTTTCAATAACGCGATCAGCAAGGCGTTCACCAGCAAAGAAGTTAACTGGAGTAGGTATAAACCGAATACCGACCCGCATTTCAGTCCATACTGGATTATCAAAAGTTGTATTTTGTCTAACTTGAACATTACCTGCAGTAGTGATAGCAGAGGCTGCAGTGCAAGTAAATGTATTTAAAGTTTTAGATGTAATTGTAAGTGTATCATTAACTGCTGAACCAGAAGTAAAGGAAAGAAAAACAGAGTCACCTGGAAAGAATCCATGCTCTTCTAATGTCACCGTAATTGTTGTGCCGACTTGAGAGTAAGTTGCGGCACGAGGAGCAGTTAAATATCTAACACTTTGTATAGGTAAACCAAAGTTATAAAAACTAAAACTATTTGTATCACGAACAGCAACCATCTGTTCTCCAATTTCTGGATTGCTGCTTGGAAATGTAAATACTCGTGCAGGAATAAACACACCAGGAAACTGCTGGAAAGCAACGTACATCCTGAAGTCACCGCGTGTATTCCGCTCGGTTGCATTTGATCCTAGGTATGACTGTGTAATAGCATACAGATCATAACCACGTCTCCACCTGGACCAAAGGCTGTCGTGATCATAAAAACGAATACGACTAGTTATTGAGTAATCATCGGGAGTAAATTTATATGGATCATCATCGCCAAGGTCATATTTTTTACTTTTCTTTTTATCATCAAATCCTTTGAAACTAGCATCAAAGGATCCACCAAAGCTTTGTTTTCTACGGGGCATTGATACTAAGTCCTTTATCTGGCGAGCCAGGATAAGGATAATTTACTTCAGGAACACCCATCATCCTTCGCCAACTATTTGCCAAGTTTTTAGCTAATTGCCAATTAGACTGATCTTGTTGGCGATTATCAATAGAATCCTGCTTGGACATTAACATAGAATCCATTGGTCAATGCATTGGTTCCGCTAACTGCAGCATAAAGTGCAGTACCACGGGGCAACATTAACCCACGCATTTTAGGCGAAACTTCATTATTTGTAGAAACAAAGTTTGCACCAGCATGAGGAACCGGATGATTAATAAGCGGAAGCTTTTCTTTAAGTGTTAAACTGTAGGACTGATCAGCAGCAACGCTATCAATGTTAACAACAAAAAGAGGGAAAAACTGATTAGTACTTGTCAGCGTACCAGTGCTAACAGCATAGAAACAAATATCAATTGGGTTATAAACATTGACATTACCACTAGTATCAAGAGAACTGGCACTTGTAACAGTAAACGTACCGGTTGTAATAGCAGTTACAGTTGCTGTTTCATCAACACCGGATCCACTGGTGTAATCAAGGTAAACACTTTGACCAACTTTTAAGTTATGGTTAGAAGCAGTAACAGTAACAACTGTACCCGGAGTGCCTGAGCTTACACCATCATCACTTTGAACATAGGTTCCAGCAAGGGCTGTCTTTGCATCAATAAAAATATTGACATCTTTGCTATAACGAATATAAATTTCATCGATATAAGCACCAGAGATTGATGTATCTGTTAATGCAGAATCAACATCAAAAACCTTGGTTGCATTACCAATCGAGGTAGGAATCAAACTGGTTGCAAATAACTGTCCAGAAGCAACAGTTAAAAGTGTGCTAGAAGATGCTGGACGGTCCAACATCATCGGTTGCTTGTTCGAGCTGCTACTGGCCAATGTACTACCCTGTTGTTAGATTAATTTTAGCGTAATTAAACGTTGTACTGTTTTTTTAATTTCTTAATTTGCTTCTGACGTTTATGTTCTGAAAGCCAGAACTGCATATACATAATTTCTTCTGGGTCAAAGAACTCAGGTTGTTTAAGAGCGTTCTTGACCAGCTTCTTTTTGCTTGTCACGATGTTTAATGTTCTTTTCTTCCATTTTAGTGCGAGCTTTCTTTAAAGCTTCCTTGCGCTTTGAATTATCAGATTCTTTTTTGTTTTCAGTGTTATCTGTTTCTTTACCTTCTTTCTCTGCTGCTTTCTTCTTGAAGTGTTCAAGAAGCTGCGGGGGCATTTTATTCTTTGCCATGATTAACCAAAATAATTTGTAGAACCAGATGCTGCTTGGGTCAGCAATGCTATTGGATCTATCTTACTACGGCTTGCCGTTAGTGGGGTTGAAAGCGTATTTTGCAAGTAATAATCTAAAAAGCTTTCTCCTTTTTCTTTTGCTGCCTGTTGAGCAGGCATAATCAAATTAATATTAATCGGTTGACCGGGCAACTGTTGTTGACTTAGAACCTGTTTAGGTGCTTCAGTAGATTTAGTTTGGCCAGTGGTAGTCCCTTGAGGATAAGCAACTGTAGGTTGACCAAGCTGCTTTTGATAATATTTTTGTAAATCTGTTAAAGACTTTGAGGGTTGTCCATAGTAACTACCTCCTTTTGATGTAGGTAAAGAAGCCCATTCTGGTGCGGACTTATGAATGGCAGTAGTAATATCTCCTTTTAACAAAGGATCTAAGGCTCCACGTCTTTTAAGTAAATGAAGAGCACCAATGTCTTGAGATTGTGGCGAAAAATCAGGAAGACCCAACTCTTTTTGAACACCTTCCCATGTAGTACTTAAGTATTGATATTTACCTGCGGCATCGCTTGTATATCCTCCGCCTCTTTGCAATTGCCTTGGATGCTGCCATCCTTTACTTGGATCAAACTTCTTGCCAGTAAACATTGTTTGATAACCAGCAGCACCTGGAGTACCTTCTGCATATGAAATAGTATTAAGAAAACTTCTTACTTCAGGTTTTTCAAGAAGGCTTTTATAGTATTCTTGTGTAGATTTAGCCATTATTATCGTACCTCATTGGAGAAATAAATACGAGTACCAACTGCAACATCGGCTGGCCCTGGCAATGCTTGAATAAACTCTGCACCTTCTCGATTAAAACGATAACGTGCTTGTTCAGGGTTGCGATAATTTGGAACATAAAGATGAAGTGCAAGCCGATCACATTCATACATGTAAATCTGCGTCCAGGTTTTTAATGTATCCTTATAATCAGTTGTACTAATTGTACGGTCAACATCACCTGCAATATTTTCACGACGACCTGCTGGTGTAATATCATTGTTGACACTACCAGTCATATCAGTTCGTTTTTCAGCTTCATCGCAACGAGTAACTTGCTCTACAATTTTTGAATACCAGTAAGAGTCTTGAATATTATCAAGAGCTTCCTCAAGACGAGCAAGGTCACCAGCAGGAATTGAAGTTTGATTGTATCCTAAATGCCAGCGTACCTTGGACTTAAGGAAGGTATCTAATTGCATTGCAAGTATCTAATCCCAATATTATTCTACACGAACAAGATTCTCTTTAAAGATTTCATCCCAATCAATACGTTTAATTGCACGTAGTTGTTCAAGTTTTACAAACTTTTCACCTTGCATTGAAGATTGTAAATCTTTAATATCACGCGCAGTTTTAAGACCAACACCAGGTAAAGCATCAGCAATCTGACGCGCACTTGCAGTATTGATGTTAATCCTTACATCAACTGGAAAGGTTTCTTTCTTAGCAGGAATTGGAGGATTAACACCTTCTGCTTTAAGTGATTCAGTAAGGCGTTCCTCTGTTTTAATTTTTTCAGTTGTTGCTTCTAGATGTGGCTGCAAATCTTCTTCATGAACATATAAAACCTCGTCTTGTGCATCAACGCACATGACAATTCCATTGCCATGATTAGAAATCATTTCCACCAAGGAACCAGTGGGTTTGTATTGATAGAGCATCAATAGTATTTAAATCTATTCATACAATACCAAAGTACACACTTATAGACAATAAAAAAGGCCGGTCCGTAGACCAGCCCCTTTTATTAGATCAAGTAAAGATCAGGTATCGTCGCCACCTTGCTGAGAAGCAAAGTCAATGAACTCCTGAATATCATTCCAGGACACCTGAGCAGCAGGGCGCAGGTAGTTCACACGGCAGATAATGTAAGCAGCTTTACCAGCGGTGGAATCATCAGAAGAGATGAACACACCGTCACCATCAACAGAGGTAGAGGTAACACCGTTAACATTGTAAGCCTTAAAGGTGGTATCTGCAGTCACCTTATAGAACATAGAGTTCGCAGCATCCTGGTCATCAATACCAGCAGTCGTAACAGCAGTCCAGAAAGGAATGTCTGCAACAGTGGTATCGCCCACACCTTGAGCCCAAGCAGAGCTTGCAGCAGCGGGAGTGATCGCAGTAGCAGCAGCTAAACCATTGGCCTGAGTAGCAGGAACACCAAGGGGTGAACCAGAGTTATCAGGACCAAACAGAATAAACTCACCAGTAGTACCGCCGAGATCAGCGGTCACAGGGGAAGCAGGGAAGGAAGGCTCACCGCCAGCAGGAATGTCCTGGCCAATGGCAATAGAAGCGCCATAGACATAAGCAGGACGAGCGGCGGAAGCTTCCACCACCATGGAAGTACGATTATCACGCACACGATCATCAGGACGACGATCGGGAGAAGGGATAATCAGCTCAAAGCTTTTGTAGCTAGCTTTGGTTGCAGCAAGGTTATCAACCTTGGCGTAACCAATCAGCTCATAGGCTTCGATACCAGGCCAGCCATACACACCTTCAGTATTGAAGGAAGAGAGGCGGTTAATTTGATTACCGGGCTGCAGGATAGCACCGGCTTCAGATTTGTAAGTAGCCATTGTTTAATTAACCTCCTATATCACTCAGTAATGGTGAAAGCAACAGTGGTGAAGTCCTTATTCAGGTTAGCGAAACCTGCATACAGTTGCCAGATCAGAATAATGAAACGGCTAAAGTCATCATTATTATTGATCAGCACCTGAGCATTGGGACCACCAATACCAACACCAACAGACTGAGGACCGAAGAACAGAGCAGGAGGGGTATCATGAGAGATAGCACCGCCACCATCACCGATGTCTACGGTAATAGACTTAGAGGGGAAGTTGGTGCTCTCGAAGAATCGGACGCCTTCAAACACAAAGCCAGAGGGCATTACGGGTTCGCCACCAACGAACTGAGCTTGGCCATACTGACCGCCGCCATAAAGAGCAGCGTTAGGAGCCATCATACCCATGAGGGGATTAGGCTGACCCATGCCAGGATAG